GTTCATCCAGGCGCCCGGCTGCTTGGCCTCGCGCGCGTACAGGTCCAGATAGAACTGGCCCACCAGCCCGTCACCCGCGCTGATGCGATAGAAGCGCACGTCCGGATGCCAGCCCTCGGCGTGGTCCTCGGTGATCGACACCCCGAAGAGCCGTTCGACCAGCCCGAACAGACCGTCCAGCACGCGGGGCAGCGCAAAGTACTGCTTCACCTCGTTGTCCGAGAACGAATAGCGCGCCTGCTTGAGGGCCTCGCTGGCATAGGCGATGTCCCAGGCCTGCAGCTCGGGCAGTCCCAGCTTCTCGGCCGCAAAGGCGCGCAGCTCGGCCAGATCGCGCCCGGCGCAGGGACGGGGCCGGCGCGCCCCGGGGGGCCGGCGGGGCGCTCGGTGCCGTCTTTCCGGCTGTCAGGAGCTAAATGGCAAAATGGCTTAATTGCGTGGCTATTATTTCTCCATGCGCTTTTCATGTAAATTTGATTGATTCTTTAGTGTGATTTTAAGATTCCGGCGCGAAATAAAAGGCCGCCTGATTTCAGACGGCCTTATTTTTAGTTTAAATTCCCTTTGCTACGGATTTAATAATTTCAGTCTCAATGTAAGATAAATCCGAATCGGACAATCCTACCAATTCACGGCTTGGCAGGTTTTTACGGCTGTCACCGTAATGGTGTTCAGCAGCAATTTTCGCAGTAATACCACCCAAAAATCCAATAATTGCTTCATTGGGAGTGTTCTTGCTACGCAGGTATTTCGGGCGCGCGATTTTTTGGTACATTCGCGCCTTTTTGCTGCTGCGACCTTGAAAATATATATTTTCACGCAGATAGCCGCTCAGTTTGCGTGGCTCTCCTTCTTTCCGGCCAATGATTTTTTCTCCCTCCTGCCGAACATATGCCAAAGTTAAGTCCCTTTGTTTAAAGTGATTGAACTTTTTACCTTTTAGCAGGGCCTCTCCATTTCTTAAGCCTCGCATTTTCCAACGATCCCCCTGTCTTCCTGCCATTGGAGAGCCGTCAGGCTGAATATTTCCACGAACACGGGCAGCGTTTCGTTTGCGGACCTCAATCGATATGGTGCGCAACATGGCACTGCGCTCAGTAGGGCTGAGGTTTTTTATCAGGGCATCAACGCTTTGAATGAAATTATTAAGACCATCTTCCATCTCATCAACCCACCTGTTTATCACTGACCACGCCAAGCGCAGCGGCAAAGTCTCCCAATACCATATCGCTATCGTATTGAGGCTCTTTTTTGGTCTTGAAGTTCAGACGGCCTTTTTCATCAAGACGGACAAGAATATTTTCTGTCAGGCGCAGCTGAATCAACACATCCCAAGTATCTGAATCGATTGGCTCAGCCTCAAAAGTGTAGGCTTTATTACCGTTCGTTCCCGGCTCGAGTATATCGGGCTGGTTACGCTGTAACCAATAAATTACTGCGATATTAAGCCGCGTCAGCTTATCTTCTGCTAACTCCAAAGCCATAATATTGAGCGTATAAGAAACAGCATGACTCAACGTGCCACGATTTGGCTTAACCTCACCGCCATCGATATAAATCCGCAAGCGGTCTGGGTGCATCGCCAATTCTGGTAAGGCATCTTGGATTGCCTTACGGAGCGAAACGGGTTTTTCCATATTTCTCTATCTCCTCTTGGCAACTTATACAACATCGGCAACCGCTGACAGCTTGACGGCGCGCCTCTGATATTGGTTCACCGCACTCTTCACATTCATACGCCGACGGAGTAGGGTCAAACTGCTCTTTGTGCTTTAAAAGCCAGTAATCTCGCTGCTTTTGTTCCAATTCCGCAGCTCTATCAAATATATCAGTCATTTCAGGCTTTCTTGGACGGCAGACAAACTATTGCTGACCCACGCAGGCTGCCAGTGCATCACGATATGCTTTACAGGCATTGTATGCAGCGCGATAGGCAGTAAATCCATGCAACAGATCAGCATTGGTAGTGATTTGACCAACGTCTACACGGCATTGCGGCACAGGTGGACATGATGATACTGGGTTTGGTGCAGTAGGTTTTGCACACCCAACCAACAACCATGCAAACATTAAAACGGCAAAAAAGGCTTTTTTCATTTGATGCTCTATTGTTGATTAATTGCTGCGGCCACATCAGCAGGCAGCTCTTGATTTGCCCACTGAGGATTTTTAGCCACGGCAGCAGAAACTGCGGCAGTCTTTGCTGCCGCCGCTTGGTTTAGTTTGTCGATTTCGGCTTGTAAGGCTTGAGTGCGAGTTCGGCTCTGCTGCGCATCGGCATTTGCCTGATTCAGCTGATTTTGCAGGTTGTCAATTTTGGCGGCACGCGCATGGCTGATTTTGACCTGCATGATGATAACCAACAATTCAATCAAAACTACTGCAACCAAAGCTAAGGTAATTTTAATTTTCATAATGCTTACACGAGCTTTGCAATCGCATCAGCGATAGCGCGGCAAATCGTCCATTTTTTTTGTTTGAATTCGGCAAGGTCTTTATCATTACTGATAAAGAATGGTTCAAATACAATGCCCCCGTTTTGGGCATAGGCAAGGCGGGAATGCTGACCGGCGTTGTCCGGTTTAAATCCTGATTCACCGCGCAAACGCCAGCCTGTAACCGCCGCGACGGCATTACTGATTGCTTGACAGGCAGCTTTATTGCGCGGCAGGCTGAGAGCCTCAATACCTGTGGCCGTTTTATTGGCCGCCGCGTTCGTATGAAACTCGACCGCAATATTAGAGCCACGAATAAGGGTAATGGCTTTTGCCAGTGGCAGATTCCCTTTGCCTTCGCCATCTGTTTTCACTGTCATACCATAATCATTGCGCAGGATATTAGCCACGATATTGCGCATATCTTGCGCCAAATCGGCTTCACGGTCAGACCCGTTGACTGCGCCCGGGTCAGTGTTGCTGTGGCCGGCCGTCAGGCAAATAAGTTTACTCATGCTTTACTCTCTTTTCTTTGCTGGATGAATTTTATTGATGTTTCCGCCAGCCCAAACTACCGCGCCGGTATGCAGGGCAAGCCCAAATATAAGCAGCCAAATAGCCAGCCACTTCAAGCCAAAAGCGGCACAGAATGCGAGTGAGCCAAGCCATACAAAAGTAATATAGGCAATCGCCGATGATAATGGCTTGTGTGTTTTCCCACGCGCATCAAACATAATGATTCTGGCGGCGGCTGTAGCAGCCAAAACAATGACGGCAGTTGTCTGTACTTTATCCATCCTTTTCCTTTCTAGGCCATCCATTGACAATGGTCATCAGCTTTTGCAGCACCAGTACAAGCAGGGCGGAAAATAATGCGGCAGACGTAAATGAGTTGATATGAAGCCAATCACCGGGGATTACCCAGTTCAAAACTTCTTCCGCTGAGTCATAGCCAAAAATACCGCCACAAAATGAGACGGCAAACAGCCATGCTTTAGAAATTGCCCCATATGTTTTTTGGCTCAGCACAAATAGACTTGCGCCAATTAACGCACCAAATGCAACTGAGGCATGGACGTGATAACTGCCAATAACAATCACGGCGGCATTGATGGCAGTGGTAGTTTTATCGGATTGCATGACGTTTTTTAATCCCATAGATTTATTGTTTTGATGACGGCAACTGTTGCAGTATCCACGGCAGGCATAACGACTTTTAATCCGGCCGGCAGGAGTAGGGGATACAGGCTTAACTCAGGATTAGCCGCCAAAACATCTACAATGTATTTTGAACTGCCATAAAATGTGGCAGTAATACCGGCGGCAGTATCTCCCTCTTTAGTAATAATCGTGTTGATTTTTGCCATTTTTATAGCCTTAAATCAGCTCAGAATCACAGCGGCTTTTACCCATCAATGATGCAACAGCAAAATGCGCTTCTCGGCGATAGTCTTCGGCCTGATTTTGTTTTGCTTCTGCACGCTCTCCACTTTTGCCGGTTGCTTCGGCATCGGCCCACGTTTCAAGCAGAATCGCCTTTGTGTAGCAATAGACGGCGCGCCGGTAATAAGAGACACGGACGGATTCGCCATTGATATAGTCTTCAGGATCGTCCAACTCATGTAGTGAGCTGATACTGTTTTGCTGCGCCTGTTTTTTCCAAGCCCGTAACTGTCCATTCACATGGGCAACTCCATCAATTGCAGCGTGATACAGTCGGCTCGAACTGACATTGGTATCAATGCGCATAACATTGCGCAAATCTGATAAATCAATACGCGGCCAAAATGTCCCACTGATGATTTCTGATTGCCCGTACTCTTGACGGCCTTGTTCATCGCTATCGGCAAAAACTAATGACATTTGATACTTTTAAGAAAAGGAAAACGGCCTTTTCCGTTTGCCGCAGGCTGACAATTAGCGCGATGCGTTTACATGACAGACAGGACAGCGGCGGCCGTTCCCGTGAGGGGAGAGGTTACTTGCTTTCGATGTTCAGTTGCTTTTTGAGGGAGTCAATGCGTTTCTTCACACCGACATTACTGAAATATTCAATGGCTTTTTCGTACAAATCCAATGCACGAGCCGGATCAGTGTCTTCGGCGCGCTCACCGCAGGCTTTCAAGAACTTGGCACGGATTGGATCCATGACGTTGAGTTCGTGTAAGCCTGTTTCATGGTCAACCGCAACCAGCTTATTAATGAGGCGTGTTTCAGCTTCTGCTGACAATTCAGCACCGGATGCGAGCTGTTCGGCGATTTCTTCAAACATGAGGTCTTTTAAATCACGCTGATATTGGTCAGACACAATCATGCTTTGCTCAATGGCGAATTCTGCCAATGGCACGGCGGTTTCGATTTCGCCGATATCAATCAACCACAATAATGCGGTAGTGAAAACGGTATCTGTCGCCTGAGCTTTACCGCTCTCATGCACCTCATTTAACCAATCGCGGTATTTATCAATCATTTGACGTTTTGCTGCGATTTTGTCGGCAATGCCTTTAATACCTGATAATGTTCGGCGATCTTGTGCGAGCTGATACTGCAAACGTTGGTATGGTTCGGCTGCGGATAAATCGATATCGGCATTTTTTCCTGCTAAGACAGATTGTTTATGAGCACGAGCTGGTGAGGTCATTTTTTTTCTTCTCCAATTAATGCCGTCTGAAATTACTTCTCCACTGTTTCACAGACTGGTTACCACTTTCATTTCAGACGGCATTCATTACTTACTCGGCAATCTTGATATTTTCAATCAATGCGGCCGCGCCGAACTCTTCCACAACGTAGTCGATGTTTTCTGATTGGTAGTCGGATACACGATCAAAGCGCGGCTCGTTAATCAATTCGCGGCGATGACCTGTTTTGTGGAAATAAATCGACAAATTCGACAATGGCGTGATGAGCATGGTGTTTTTCGGGAAATACGGCACCGCGATGGCAGTGAGGCCGCCAACGCGTTTGGCCGCCGTAATGGCATGAGCAGCAACTTGCTCGGTTGCTTTTTGACCCGCTTCATTGGTTACGGCAAAGTATTTATCGCCCAGCAATGTGCGATGGCAAATTACGACCATATCCGGCAGTTCGGCAAATTCATCATCAATCAACTCATTGCAGGCATCAACTACAATGGCATCGATATTTTTGTATTTAGCCGAAGGGCCAACATCTACTGCCTGACTGCTTGAACCCATCACGTTTTCAGGCGCACCTTCGCGCAACTGTTGCAGCCAGCCTTTTTTGATGTCTTGCAACAAGGGATTTTGACCGGCATCTGAATCGGGCGATGATTTAATGCCGTTGAAGCCAATGGCAATCAAACTCAGGGCTTTTGATTTGACAATTTGGCTGTTTACCAGCTCGATGTAGTTTGAATGCGCTGACCACTGGTCCATATCATCGTATGTAATCATTGTGTCAAAGTTGACTTTTTCACACAGATACTTACGACCGGTTTTGGTATGCACGGATTTCGGCTTGCGGGCTTTGCTTTCGCCTGTTGGGTCCGTCTGAGTACGGCTTGCGTTCAAGCCTGCGCCAATACCTACGATTTCACCGGCGATTTCTGTCTTTTGGACCATGTTAATTTTTTGCAAAAATGCGGAGCTTTGGCGGACTTTTTCGCGCATTTTTTGCGATACAGACGGAGTAACGTTGAATTGATCGGCTGTATTTTGTACGCCGTTTGCTGCAGCTACCGCGCTGATGTATTGACTGATGTATTTATGCATTTTTTACCCTTAAAATTCTGATACTGGTTTGGTTGCGCCACCTAAATGAGGAGCCTGAGCATTTACCGGCGTAACTTCAACTTGCGCTTTGAACTTTTCAAAATCTTCTTTCAGTGCGGCAAATGCAGCGGCAGATTTTTCGTTGTCGTCAACCAGCTGGGCCACCACCTTTGCGGCTTGCTCCAACTCTTGACGCAAGGCTGAATACTCTTGTTTCTCTTCAGGCTTGCCTTTCGCATCTTCAGTTACTTTCGGCTCTTGACCTTCTTCATTTTTTGGAGCGGCAGGCTTGGTAAACATGGCGGCGTGCAATTTGCCCCAGATTGTTTGTTTTTCTGACATTTTTTCTTCCATTTCGGTGTAATTTGACAGGATTTCTTGCTGGTCAGCCGCAACGGTAAATTTAAGCATTGATGTACCTAAAGATGCCGGGCTATCGGTCAACGCCAAGCCGATCAGATATGTTTTGCCTGTGTTGGCGAAATTTTTCTGCAACTCCATCGATGTAAAGACTTTTTCTCGGTCTTTCATCATTTGCTGGGTTTTTGCAGTCGGATCAAGACGGGCATAGAGTTTTGTCACGCCGTTTTCTGTCTCGGCTTTTAATTCAATCACCGAACCTAAGCCACCAAGTTCTGATTTAGGGAAAAATGGGCGGTAATGCTCAACATTTAAAACTGCGGTGTAGGTATTCGGGTCGTATGATTCGGCAGCTTGTACCAAATCGTCAGATGCGATTTCACGGCCATCAACCGTAGGTCCGCTTTGGCCGATACAAAACCATTTATCTTTAATATTCATAATTAATGACTTCTTTGGCGAAACCGTTACTAAAGTCTTTATTTTGCCCCAAGACCAATCCTTGACAATCTGCTTTCCGCCTTAGTGCGTTTTTAAGGTTTGTAGAGCAATGTTCTCTTTTTCAGACGGCCTGAAAATACGCTTGTGTTTACTAATTGCTTAAATAAATGGAAAAAAGAAATCAGGTGGAAATTGCGGCGAATATTGACCCTCGGACTGTTGCACGCAGTTTGTATTGGCAGGGCTGGCGCATCTCTGCCATTGGTCGACATCTGGGAATTAAGCCGGCGACTGTGCATAGTTGGAAGCAAAGAGAGAACTGGGATGGCGGCACGCCTATGCAACGGGTAGCCGCTTCCGTTGAAGCTCGACTGATACAGCTGATTCATTTACCCAAGAAATCAGACGGCGACTATAAGGAGATTCGCCAGCTTTCGGGATTGATTCAAGGCTCTGCATCTAAGCAATCTGATTCAGATAGCCGCAGTGAAAAGAAATTTATTGATGACTTGGTTAAAAATGTTCCGAATATTGATAATCCGCCGCGCGAACGAAACTCTCGCGGACGTGATGCAAAAGATGTACGGACGGAAAAGCCGCATAAGAATTTTTTACATCCTGAGCAAATACGCCGTATGAGTGAGATTTTTGTAGATCAAAGTTTTGGTTATCAAAAATACTGGCATCAGCAATATCAGAATCAACGTTTCAGGAATATTTTGAAAAGCCGCCAAATCGGGGCGACTTTTTATTTTGCGCGTGAGGCGTTTTTAAATTCTCTCAAGACCGGCATTAATTCGATTTTCTTGTCAGCCTCTCGCGCTCAGGCTTATCAATTCAGACAGTATATTTTCAACCTTGCGGCTATGGTTGATGCTGAACTGAAAGGCGGTGATTCGATTCAATTGCACAATGGGGCAGAGCTGTATTTTTTAGGGACCAACAGCCGCACAGCACAGGGGAGAAACGGTAATTTGTATGTGGACGAATACTTTTGGATCCCTGATTTTCAGAAGCTGCAAACATTGGCGGAGCCAATGGCATCGCAAAAACATTTGAAAACGACTTTTTTCAGCACGCCGTCTAGTGAGGCTCATCCTGCTTATGGTTTTTGGAGTGGAGCAGACTACAACGATGGGCGACCACGCTCGGAGCATATTGCGCTAGATTTGAGCCATTCGGCTTTAAAAAAAGGGCGATTGGATGCTGATGCTCAGTGGCGACAAATTGTGACGATTCATGATGCTCTTGAGTCGGGATGTAATTTGTTTGATTTGGATTATTTGCGTCGGCGAAATTCGCCCGATAAATTCGCGCAGTTGTTTGAGTGTCAATTTATGCCTGATGGGGATTCGGTTTTTACTTTTGCTGAGTTACAAAAATGCGGGGTTGACTCATGGGACACTTGGGCGGATTGGTATAAAGATTTCTCTGCCCGGCCTTGCGGCAATGCGCCTGTTTGGATTGGATACGACCCTTCTTACACTGGCGATGCTGCCGGTTTAATTGTGGCAACGGCACCAACTCATAATCGGGATAAGTTTTGTATTGTGCAAAAAAATCTTTTACAAGGGGCGGACTTTGAGAGCCAGGCAGCCTTTATACGCAAACTCCTTGATGTTTATAACGTGCAGAAGATTGTGATTGATACTAATGGCATAGGCGTTGCGGTTGCCGATTTGGTTAAGAAGTTTTTTCCATCTACGGTATGTATGACTTACACGCCCGACATCAAAGGCTTGATGGTACTTAAGATGCAGAATCTTATTAAAAATGGCAGGGTTGAGTGGGATAGTGGCGACCTTGATATTCAGATGGCCTTCCTTTCCGTACGCCGTACTTCAACCAAAAGCGGTAAATATACGACTTATGAATCCGTCCGAAGTAAAGATGCCAGCCACGGCGATCTTGCCTGGGCAGCAATGATGTTGTTTTTCCAAGAACCTTTAGACGGCACTGCAAGTGGTCGTGTCGAGATTGATAGTTGAGGATTTAGTAATGAGTGAAAAAAATCAGTTTGATGTTGAGGTTTTCAAATGGGGCGATGATGATCGTCTCACTTGGTTGGCAGACTTATGGGAATGTGTGGACAACGGTCAATACTATGAGCCTCCTGTTAATTTATCTGATTTGGCTGGACTGATGCGCACCGGTATTCATCATGCGAGTGCGCTTCAATGCAAACTTAATGTTTTGGCAGCTACGTTTATTCCGTCAAAATGGTTAAGCCGTGGGGAGTTTAAAAAGCTGGCATTCGGTTTCTTGGTATTGGGTAATGGTTATTTACAAGTCGAACGAAATCGGCTTGGGCAACCTCTTACGTTGAAAAACCGTCTTGGCTTATATATGCGCAGAGCTTCGAAGAAAGATGGCTACTTCTATCTTCGCCATCATCTTGCTACCGATGCTGATTTTATTCCGGCAACTGATATTGTACATTTAATACAGCCCGATTTATCCCAAGAGGTTTATGGTATTCCCGATTATCTTGCAGGGATGAGTTCGGCTGAACTTAATAAGTCGGCTACAACCTTCCGCCGCCGATACTACGATAATGGCAGCCATGCCGGTTTTATTGTTTACGCTACTGACAACAATTTAAATCAGACAGATTGGGACCAACTTAAAAACCAGTTTAAAGCCGCGCAACGTGAAGGCAATTTTAAAAATGTTTTCCTGCGTTCGCCCAGTGGCTCTCCAGATGGTATCAAGCTGATACCAATATCAGAAGTTGCCGCTAAAGATGAGTTCATCAATATCAAGAATACAACCGCCCAAGATATGCTCACCATTCACCGCGTTCCTCCAGCCCTGATGGGTGTCGTTCCTCAAGCTGCTGGTGGTCTCGGCGATGCTCGCACAGCGGCTGAGGTATTCGCGGCAAATGAGATCGCGCCGATTCAGACAGCTTTCCTTGAGGCAAATGACCAACTTGGGGCAGAGGTATTCAAGTTTAAGCCGTACTCCTTGACCGTTGCTGCTTAAAACACTGCCTAAAACAGAAAATCCACCTGAAAAAAATCAGGTGGATTTTTTTACATCCTCCGCCGCTGTAGCGGAGCTTCCGCGCTACCCCTCCACGCCTGCGATGCTCGCTCGCGTGCGTTTTTTTATGCAAAGCATGATTAAGCTCCAACCCTTATATTTACAGAGCTTTTGCTAGAATTTCTGTATTGGCTTTTTTATGCAGTTTTATGCAAAAATACGCATTTTTATGCTTAATTATGCACACTTTAAAAGGCTGCCTGAAAATTCAAGTCTAGACGGCCTTTTCTCATTTACTTAATCTGTATTTTTTACGCAAATTCATCACGTCATTTCCCCAAAGCTCTAAAGCCTCACGTCTCTCATCTATCAGCTCTGAGCGGTCATATGCGCGTTCAGTTTTGTCTGCAATACCATGTGACAATAACAGCTCACCGACATCACGTCTTATCTTGTGAACCTCCCTCAAATATGTTCTCGCAAGACTTCTTAAACCGTGAGCAGTTGTATCTAATCCCATTTTTCTACGTAATTTTAGCCGTACCGTTTCACGATCAAGATGCTTTTTATATCCAGCACCTTCAAACAGATAAATACCATTTACATTAAGCTTCATGGCTTCACGATAAATCTGCAACAACGCACTGGATAATGGGACAATATGCGCTCTTGTTTTCATCCGTTCAATTGGAATTTCCCATATAGCGCGCGATAAATCTAACTCTGAAAGCATAGTACCAACAGCTTCTGACGGCCTAGTCATACTTAGAAGCTGCCAATATATTAATAACCTTGCACGCTCGCCAATTCCATCAGTTGTTTCTATTTTTTCAATTAATAACGGTAAATCTTTAGGTGATAGGGCGGCAAAATGTCGCTCTTGAGGTCTGTCAAAAACCTGTTTCCCAATAACAGCAACAGGATTACTTTCAATAACTCCGCTTGCGACATAATAATCAAACATTAAATTCAAACTACCTTTTACCCGGCGCAGATACTCAAGCACGCCGCGCTGTTCCATCTTCCGTAGTACATCTACAATTTCAGCAGTCTTTATAGTGCGAATGTCACGACCTTTAAAAACAGGGACAATGTTCAGTTCCAAAGCCGATAAAACGTTTTTAGCGTACCGCTCAGATTTTCCCTTGCCAACTTTTCCGCCGCCGCGCACCCATCTTTCAAACCATTCAACCAAGCAATTTTCAAAACGATACCTAGCCGATACATCATCAGATAGTATTTTAGGATTTTTCCCCTCGCGGATTTTCTGCAAAATTTCTTCACGCCATGCTCTTGCATCTGCAAGGCCGTATTCAGGATACAAGCCTAACGTTAAAGTATCAGACTTGCCATCATATCTACATTGCATTCGCCATGACTTCCGCCCCGATGGCAATACCCAAAGAGCAAGCCCACCCCCGTCAGGTAACTTATAAATCTTATCCTTTGCCCTTGCTGCCTTAACTTGAGCCAGCGTTAATGGTGTTACGATTTTCGGCATTTTCAGTCCATAATTCACTCAATAACAAATAAAATAACACAAAAACACAAAAAAGATTTAAAACGAATAGAAAGCCTTTTAATTTTAGACAAACAAAAAAAACACCCAAAAAATAAAATATTTTTTTTTTTTTTTTTTTTTTTTTTT